CACAGCGCGTCCCCTTTTGAATGAGGGGAAATGGTCAATTCACACATTTTGATGCCTGTTTATGAACGAGAAGTATTTTTGTTATTTTAGTTCAAAATAGGTAGATCAAATTGACCACCCAACTCGCTGTCCCTCACTGGAACGCAGACCAGTGTATGGGGTGTGGGCGTCACCACCATTGACGTAAACTCACACTTCATAGGAGTGCTCTCCATGGGCGTGCTTCGTGTTTTGAACATAGGGCAGCACGTTAAATAATGCTGGCGACCACACAATCCGTAGGCAGACTTGGTAGGAAAGTGTGGTACCTTAATGGGGAAACGCCGATAGATGGGGTCTATACCTCCCCCTTCATGCAGCTAACAGTCAGGATGCATCGAAGTAGTCTATGACTGCGACAAAACATCTTCCTTACCATGGCCACAACTACTGAGAAGGAAGATGATATGCTCACGGCCTCGCCTTCAGACTCGGAACCTCAAACCGACTCTGATGTCAGTGGGGCATTGACTACGGAATCACCTGTGCCAAAAGCACGAGTCAGTGATTCAAAATACGCAAAAGAAAAAGAGAAAAGAAAACCAAAACCATCACGCGCTTCCAAGAGAGGTAAATTGGTGTCTGAGTCTTTGTTGAGATCTAAGGCTCAAGAACTTGGTGAACGTGATGCAAAAAGAGAGATCTTGGAGGACAAGTCCTCCCAATGTACCAAACCGGCTGAAAACCCATTTCCGACTTTAAAGTCTGTGGAATACACTGCACCCATTTATGAAGGGTTTCAGACCGAGACAATCCTGTCAGGTATGGAGTTCAAAAACAACCTGACCGACGACAATTCTGAGAGAATCACAAATTTGTGGTTCGTGCTGTTAACAATATTGGTCGTCATCTCATTATTCTCTGTTTTGATTGGACTTGCGATTTGTTTCATCGCCCTGTCTTACAATAAGACTTTTTACAAGTGGTATAAGAAGTACCACGCTAGAAATTCCCGAAGAGAAACAGTGACTTATTTGGGAAGACACGACAGGGAAGAAGATGAAGATAGCCGGATGGCCCAGGATCGGATTATGTACGATAAGTTACAATATCCTGCGGCATTGATTAGAATACATGTCAAGGTGGACAATGTGTATACCCGGCCGTATTTTGTGAAGACGGACACAGTCATTGACGAAGACTGTGTCATCTCAGCCACACTATTTGCCTACATAGTTAAAAATGCATGGACACCGCATTTGGCTGATGACTTACTTTGGGACCGTATTACGTCTGCGGTTCGTTCCTCGTGTGGTATAAACTTGACTAGTGCCGATGGATCGATTGCATATCAAAGTGCCCAAGTAGCACTTATGTATTTCAGGCACTTAAAATCCAAGTCAATAGTGGATTTTCCAATGTCCCAGGGAAGTTCGGCGCGGTTAAGTATGGCTACCGCTTTGGAGAAGTTGAATTGTCAGAAATTTCAACACCAAAGAACGGAGTTAGAGTTAGTGTGCGACAGCCTACAGACCGTGTTAGAAGGCGCATTGTGCAAACTTCTCTGGGTGTTCAAGTTTTTGGGGCGAGTTACCCGCATGTTGACCCCAATGACACAAGATCAATTTCTGTCTCTATTCTCAAGCGGGTCGGAAGCCGCCCTGTTGACACCCCTATTCATAGGGGTCTGCGTCATGCTTTCCGCGGTCACGTACGCAAATGGTGCAGAGAAAATATTAGTCCTCTGCCTGCTACTGATAATTTGCTGTTTGCAGACTGGTTGGAACGCACGAACTACCCTGAGAGGAGGAAACAACACCTTAGGAGTATATACGCAAATTTGGATACTCTTGGTGATCGTGGTAGTGTTCGCAACACCCGTGTCAAGTGCTTCGTTAAGGACGAATGTTACGCTGGATTCAAACACGCCAGGTCCATTTACGCAAGAGTGGACGAATTCAAAGTCCGCGTCGGACCTTTCTTTAAGAAGTTCGAAGACGAACTCTATCGTCATTCATCCTTCATTAAGCATGTCCCAGTGTCTGAGCGAGCCGCTTACGTGTGCGATAAACTGGACAGAGGAACTGATGCTCTATACATCGCAACTGATTACACCGCTTTCGAATCTCACTTTGATAAAAGATTGCTTGAGGATTGCGAGTTCAGTGTGTATGAGCATTTTGCAGGAAATAATGCGATTGCCCGAGATATTGTCCAGTTTTACACAAAGACTGTTTCCGGTCTCAACCGATGTGAGTTTAAGAACATCACAGCCTTCATCCCCGCAAGTCGAATGTCCGGGGAAATGTCAACCTCCTGTGGCAACGGATTCACCAACTACATGGTTTTTACATTCATTGGGCGCTTTTTGGGATTGGATAGCGTCATGGATGCAGTCATCGAAGGAGACGACTGCCTTGGTAGAGTTGCAGAGCGTCGGTACAAGCTCTGCGAACACTGCGTGGGACAATGGAAAGGCCCTAAGGGACCATACCTATGTCCAGTACTGGTACCTCAGTCGGATTGCGCAGTTTTTCATCGACTTGTTAAATACAATATTGTTCGCGATATTCATAGTAGTGTATTACTTGTTGATGTCATGCCTTTGGTGTATAGATTACTTGGTTTTAATGTTAAGATCGAATTCCATAGAGATATTTCGAGGGCAGGGTTTTGCTCAATGATCTTTGACAAGTCAGTAAGAGTGGTTGTTCCTGAGCCCATGAAGAAAATCATGAACTTGGGATGGATAAGTTCAAAATATCATACCGCATCTGACAAAACTAAGATGGAGTTATTGAGAGGGAAAGCAATGTCTCTGATGGCCGAATGTAGAGGTGTGCCAATATTGCAAGCGTTGGCTATGCGATTAATGGATTTGACAAGCACACATAAGTATAAGATACATGACCATTACCTCAGAGAAAAATTGAAAAAATCTCTATTGACTCCATTGCCAGTTCACCCACTTACACGTCAATTAATGGAGGACGTGTTCAAGTTTTCGTACCATGAACAATTATCTATTGAACGTTACTTTGCATGTATAGGAATAGAGCGATTGAATCACTATGTCCTGCAAGAACGTTTTACCCCAGAACAAATACTTTATGATAGATATTTTGTGTACGATAAACATCAGGGTGATTATCCAAGTATAACGTTGCCCGTGATTAATTCTAGTTTAAAACAGATTTATGTCGAGTTCACGAAAGCAAGCGAAAGGAGGTCGCCGCGGAAGGGCCGCGGTGAGGGGGAAGAGAAGAGTTATGCAAGTAAGGTGGAAACAACGGCCGCTTCGGTCTGTTAGACCGGCGCCCGCTCCACGAAGACAAAGATCAAGATTGCCACGAGCAAATCCGGGTCTGTTATCAACGATAGGTTCTCTAGCAGGAGAAGCCTTGGCACCTGGTATTGGTGGTAAATGGGGAGGATTGATAGGCCGCGGTGGTGCGGCAATTTGGAATAGAATCACCGGACACGGTGACTACAGTGTGACTTCCAACACACTCGTCCACCCAGGAGAACCAGTGCCAAGTTTTGGAGACGACTCGATTAGAGTGAAGCGGCGAGAATACCTAGGAGATGTGTTTGGATCTACTGGCTTCGTAAGCCAGAGATACCCTATAAATCCCGGTCTCGCCACAACATTTCCATGGTTAAGCTCAATTGCGTCAAATTATGAACAATATAAGATAAACGGACTCATTTTTGAATTTGTCTCAACTTCAGCTAATGCATTGAATTCAACGAATACTGCATTGGGTAAGCTTGTGATGGCCACTAATTATAATGCCGTGGAGCCTCCATTTCCTAGTACTAGGTATATGTTGGCCACGAAGTTTTCCAATTATGGGATGCCATCATCCAACCTCCCACATGCAATTGAGTGTGCACCAGGTACCACTCCAACGGAGTGTTTGTTTGTAAGGTCAGGTGCACCGGCGTTGGGTTCAGATTTGAGATTATATGATTTGGCTGATTTTCAACTGGCCACGGAAGGAATGCAAGCGAGTGCAAACATTGGCGGATTATGGGTGTCATATGACATCTCATTAATGAAACCCGTGATTGGTACAGGACAAGGTTCGATCCCTACACAGTCCTACCTCACTGGGGCTACGTCTAGTGGTTTGTTTGCAAATGTGGTGGATAATGGTCCCGAACTTGGGGCCATACCATGCACATTGACTAATCCATCTACAGGTTTGTCTGTGTTGGAGCTTGTGAATCCCGTGCCTGGTTCTGCGTTTTTATGTTTTTGGAACATGCCGAGTGCTAACTACATTTTTAGTTCAGTGAAATTTGTGAATTTGACACCGCTTTATCCTGGTTCAGGATTTTATGCGGTTGGTTCTACTGCGTCATTCAGTTGTAACTTCGCGTTTGAAGTTCCTGTGTCCAGTGGCCCATTCCAAATTTTGATAGACTCGTATGTTTCATCTGGAGCTACACTGTCAGGTTTGTTTGGTATTACACAAATTAATTCGTTCGTGTATCCCGGCTACACTCTTTCTGTTGGAGCCGAGAGAAAGACCGAGGTTTTTGAGTCGCCAGAAGGCGATAGTGGTGCTTCCCCTACGGGAAGTGGTAGTAGTGTAACAAGTAGTAGTAGTTCATCTGACAGCTCATCGTCATCATCATCATCATCGTCATCGATTGTAACATCGACTGGTATTGCACCAGATGACCGGAATGCCGCCCCGGTCAGTACTAAGGCACCTTTGAAAACGAAACAAGTCGTAAGGTCGGGAGCTTTTGGTAAAATGCCCTTGAAAAGGGTTTTCTAGCTTCCTAGGTTGTGAGTGAATATGTCTGCTGCAGACATACCTGGGTGAGCACTGTTGTCCTCGAAGTGGCTCTTTATCACTTCGGATAGTGACTGAAATAGTACTCTAAGTTACCCTGTCA